AATACTGGGCAAAGTTTTACCAGCGGCGTTTTTACAAAAATTCAATTTCAAACAGAGGATTTTGATACCGCAAACTGCTTTGATAACTCAACTAACTATCGTTTTACGCCGAATGTCGCCGGTTATTATCAAATAAACGGTATTTTTCTGCCCGGGGCTGCAACTTCAAACGTTGGGACCCTCGCTATTTATAAGAATGGTTCTGTATATTCATATGGAGCGCAAAACATCATGAGTGGAAATTATATGTCATCTGTCGTTGCGGTACTTTTGTATCTTAATGGTTCGACAGATTATGTTGAACTATATGGATACCAAGCATCAGGTGGCACTACTACCTCTTATGCGTCGGGCCGTGTAACGTCTCAGTTCACAGGTGTTATGGTTAGAGGGGCCTAACATGACTCTCTATAATCAAATTCTCGACTATTATCCGCAACTGACTGCGGCTGACTTCTTTCCGTTTGGCGGCACGATTGAGCTTCAAAACGACAGCGATGGTCTTGGTGATTACATCAAAGTTTGGGCGCATCCGACATTAGCCCATCCGCCTTTTGGTTATGATCCTCACGCTCCGCAAGAGGAAACGAAATAATGCCATTGAAACTCAACTCATCCGGCGGCGGTTCTGTCACGCTCGACACGCCTAGCACGGCATCGACCTACACGCTGACTGTCCCCGCGATTACCGGCACTGCGGTTGTGACGGGTAGCTCTGCTACCGTGTCGCAAGGGATGCTGGCTGCTGGCGTGGCGGGCAATGGTCCGGCTTTCTTTGCATATCAAAATGCAAACCAAACTATCTCAACTTCAACAGTTACCGCTATTGTTTTTCAAGCGGAACTATTTGATACAAATAGTAATTATGACACATCAAACGGGAGATTTACTCCGACTGTGGCTGGTTACTATCAAATTTCTGGAAGTGTAAGAATTGATTTTTCAAGCGGAGACTTTGTATTTGGGAGCTTAAAAAATGGAAGTGAATATGGGAGATTTGTGCAAAGTAACCTAACAACCGGGACGTTGGGTTTTGGAGGCTCTACATTAGTTTATCTTAATGGGTCAACTGATTATGTGCAGTTTATGGTGTTCCAATCAAGCGGGTCGAACCGCAATACACTTGGGAGCCAAATACATGCGTGGTTTTCCGGCGCACTCGTGAGGGCGGCATAATGAGCCTCTACAATCAAATTATGGACTATTATCCATCCCTTACACCGGCAGATTTCGACATAGATACCGGCAACATTCTGTTGCAAAATGATGGCGATGGCCTCGGTGATTATATCAAGGTCTGGAACAATCCGTTGCCGCATCCTCCGTTCGGCTACGATCCCCATGTTCCCGCAGAAGGGAATGAATGATGTCAACACTGAAGACAATCAACATTCAGCACCCTTCGGCGGCTTCCGCAAGTCTTGTTCTTGATAGCTCTGGCAACACGTCTATCAGCAGCGACATTGCCATCGAAGGCGATCTGAAATTTGACTCCGGCTATGGTTCTGCTGCCACAGCATATGGTTGCCGCGCATGGGTAAACTTTGCGGGCAACGCGAACACAAACTTGACCGGCACATATAGCCAATCTGGAACGACGGTCACTGTGACAGCCACTTCGCACGGTCAACTAGTTGGCAGCGAAGTATATGCTGACATCACGTCTGGAACCGGCGTTGATGGGACCTATACGGTCACGTCCGTCGCCAATAGCAACACCTTCACCTACACGGCAGGCACCAGCCTGACGACTAGCGGAAACGTGACCCTCCGCCGGAACACCATTCGCGCAAGTGGGAATATTGCGAACGTCGCGGACAACGGCAACGGCGACTACACAATCAATTTCCTGACCCCGATGCCTGACGCAAACTATGCAGTTCATGCCACAGGGTCAGCGGTTTCCGGCGCAGCGTTCAACTATGCGTTCGGTGTTACAGACGCGGGCGCATACTCAACTACTTCGGTCAGAATAGTTGTGGAACGCTCTGATGGCGTAGCGACCGACATGCCGCGTATGAGTGTGACGGTTTACCGTTAATAAAGGAACTGCCTAGAAAATGGAAACCGCTTTCCAGCTAGATGCATTCCAAAATGATGCCTTCCAGACGGCGGGCACCATTGATGCGTCTGCGAGTATTGAAAGCGTTTCCACCGTTGCCGTAAGCGGCCAACTCGTCATCCTCGGCATGGCCGAGAGCAATGCCATGTCCTCCGTTTCGGCGGCAGGGCAAATCCTTTACTTCGGCAAAACGGACATCGCTGGCGCATCGTCCGTTTCGGCAAGCGGTCAAATCATCTATCTCGGCACCATCGCCATCCCCGGCCAGTCTAGCGTTGCCGCAACTGCCCTCGCAGTGTATATTTCTGGGGCTACAATCAACGGCGTAGCAACCTTGCTACCCACCGCGCAGGTTGTAAATCTGGGCCGGTCTACCATCGAGGCCTTGTCCTCGTTGTCCGCTACTGCCCGTACACTTTGGGAAGAGGATCTTCCCGCCCCCGAGATCTGGACTACGCAAAATCCAACGTCCGATATTTGGACCACCACTTCGCCTACGAGCGAAATTTGGCAGCAGGTGAACTGAAATGGCTGACTCCTATACCCCGAATTTCAACCTCACAAAGCCGGAGGTTGGTGCCTCGACGGACACGTGGGGTACGAAACTCAACGCCAATTTGGACACGCTCGACAGTCTGGTTGCGCCCAAGGCGTCTCCGGCCCTGACCGGCACGCCGACTGCGCCAACCGCAGCGGGTGGCACGAACACCACGCAGGTCGCTACGACTGCATTCGTAACGGCAGCATTGGCCGCGCTGATTACGGTGCCTAGCGGTGCGATTATGATGTGGTCCGGTTCTGAGGCGTCCATCCCGGCAGGGTGGGTGCTTTGTAATGGCAGCAACAGCACGCCGGACTTGCGTAACCGCTTCGTTGTCTTCCACCCAGATCCCGAGCCACAATCATACGTTCTCTGGCACAACGGGTGCCATGAGCGCAAATGCGTCTCACACGCACAGTGTGAGCGACCCCGGTCACGCGCATTCCTATTCTGCCTCATCTTCTAGCCCCACTTACGGCTTTGGTGAAGCTGACAACGGCGCTACTGTTTTTTCTTCTTCTACGGGAGCGGCCACAACCGGCATTTCCATTGGTAGCACCAACACCGACCATACTCATAGTTTCTCTGGCACTTCCGGCTCGACCGGCGGCGGCGGGTCGCACGAAAACCGTCCTCCGTACTACGCACTCTGCTTCATTATGAAGACCTAAAATGTTCACTGAACCATCTTGGCTCACAACTGCGCGCCGCCTGATTGGCACGCAGGAAATCGCAGGTAAAAGCAGCAACCCAGTCATCCTCGGCTGGGCTGCGGCTTTATCTCCGTGGGTCAAGGAGTTCTATGCAGACGACGACATTCCGTGGTGCGGTTTGTACGTTGGCTACTGCTTGCAGGTCAACAAGGTTGAGCCGCCGAAAGATGTCCTCGCAGCAAAATCCTACGCCACATGGGGCGATGCCTGCGATCCGGCCATACCGGGCACGGTGCTTGTCTTCTCGCGCAACGGTGGCGGGCATGTCGGCTTTTACATTGCCGAAGACGAACACCACTATCATGTGCTAGGTGGAAACCAAGCGAACACCGTAAATGTCGCGCGCATCGCAAAATCGCGCTGCATTGGACGGCGTTGGCCCGCTGGGCAAAGCAAGCCGTGGTTCGGCAAGCCGGTGTGGCGTTCCGCCAGCGGTCCTGTTTCAACGAACGAGGCATAAATGGCCCTGTTTCCCGTCAAGCTCCCTCCCGGTGTAGTGCGTGGCGCTACACCTTACGAAACGCCAGACCGCTGGTGGGACGTGAATTTGATCCGCTGGCGGCAGGGTGTGCTAGAGCCGGTTGGTGGGTGGCAGCGTATTACCTCCGCGCCGCGTGCTTCAACCATTCGTGCGCTTCACGTCTGGCGCGACAACAATAATACCGAACGTCTTTTGGTGGGCGAAGACGAGGCGCTTGAAGCACTCGTAGACGGCACTTATTACGATGTGACCCCCGCGAACTTTGTGCCGCTCAATGATGCGGGCGGCGTGGGTTACGGCGTAAATGACTATAGCGACGAAGACTATGGCGATGCGCGTTCCACGCCATCCGCAGTCTGGCAGAGCGTTGCAGGCATGTGGTCCTTCACCAACTGGGGTGAAGACGTGCTTTGCATGGCGAACACTGATGGCCGCTTCCTTTACTATGACGTGCAACTGCCCACGACAGACGTGGTGCAGGTAGGCAAGCGCAATATCTCCTTCGTGCAGCACGGCGGTGGCACGACCACGATCACGACTTCTACCCCGCATGATTTCACTGCGGGGCGGACCATCGTCGTAGCAGGCACCACGCCGAATGGTGGTGTTTACAATGGCACGTTCACCATCCTCGCCACACCAACGTCCACGACTTTCACCTACCACCAAGGTGGCACTGCGAACATCAGCACGACTGCCACGGCTGGTACTGCCACACTCACAAATGTCATCGCTAACGCAGTTGCGATCCAGACCACGCCGGAACGGCACGTTCTCGCAATCGGTGCGGACAACAATTCACGCCGCATCGCATGGTGTTCGCGTGAGGACTACACAGATTGGAATTACGCCAGCACGACGAACACCGCTGGTTACATCGACGTGGAAGCGACCTCCCCGCTGCGGACCATCGTGCCCGTGCGCGAAGGCGCGTTGGTGTTTTCCGACACGGAAGTCTTCCTCGTCCGCTACGCCAGTCTGCCGTACATCTTCACGGTCGAACGCTTGGGTGAAACAAAGCTTGTCTCCCCCATGGCGACCGCGACCTTCGAAGGCAAGTGCGTCTGGTATTCCGAAACAGGCTTCCGCATCTTCGAAGGCGGCACAATCGTCAACGTGCCCTGCACGGTCTTCGATTGGATCACGAACGACATCAACATCAACGCGGCGCGCCTGCGGTGCTTTGGTGCGTGGAACGGTGCTTTCTCCGAAGTGTGGTTTTTCCATCCGTCCGAGAACGAGAACGAATGTGACCGCTATGTTATCTGGAACTATTCAGAGAACTGGTGGTCGTTCGGCTACCTTGCCCGCACGGCCATGTCGCCCGCTTCCGAGCGCGTCCGTCCGCTGATGGCTGGCCAAGACAACAACATCTACGACCACGAATATGGCTGGTTGGACGCGGGCCTAACC